GGGAGTAATAGAATATAATAACTTTTACTATGTTCTTTCGCATCTCTTACAGACTGCCTCATTACAACGAAAGGGGTCTACTTTATAGCATAGTCATATAGATTTAAGTAACTAAAATTTTGTGGTTAATTATATAAGTCTCTTGTAGCAGATGTCCATATATAGGACACGAGTAATTCCAAGGTCATAAAATTACTACTTACAATCTGCTTATGTTATAGGCTATTAGTGGATGCCATATTGACAGGTTTACACACGAGCTGAAAAAAGTGCCGCTGGATTATTCAATCCACGCATTTGTTTAGCGAACTCTTGGTGTCTAGCTTGCATAGCTTTTTCTTGTTCAAATAGATTAGCCTGCATATTTTGTGAGAAATCGAATTGATGTTGTTGCATATATTTATTAGCGTCAATTTGTGTATTTTGCATTAATTGTTGATTAATAAACATATTGCCTTGCATTTCGTTTTCATGTTTATACAAATTACTCTGCATGAACTGTTGATTGTCCATTTGAGCTTTGCTTGTCATTCCCTGTCCAAGACCTGACAGCGCTGCACCACCGATGATAGTGAGAGCTGAAGCGTTAGCCTTGATCGAAAGAGTCAGAGGTTTGACCTTTGACATGACGTCTTTACGGTAAGTTGTAGTTGTACGTGGTACCCAATCAGTTGTGTTAGTGACTGGAAATTGTAATGTCTTATTAACAATATGTATTTCATATGAAATGAACTTATTATCAACAGGCATTATAGCGTATTTGATAGTATCATCCGTTTGTTTAATATATAACTCATTAGTCATATTATCAAATCTAGCATAGAAAATGGGAGCCAAATTACGCACATCACGCGCTATTATTTGTGGTATTTGTACCGCCGAATCATATGTACCAGCAAGATCCCTAATGGTCTTGATAATACTGATTTCATTGGTTGCTGTTGGGTTTACATGTCCCTCAATTGATAAAGCTGATGCTGGAATAGAAGTAATCAAAATTGATGTATATCCAACAGGTAAAGATGTTTGTGTATTAGACACAAATAAACCCGCATCCGAATTCAATGTAGGTTGATAGATGCGATTAGGTTCATCAGTTGGTACTATGGATGAATCCAATGTAAGTGGTTGTCCAATCCATTCTGG